TCTCGCGAATGCTGTCCAGCTTTTTGTTTAAATCGTAAAAAAATGTCATTTGGTTTATCCTCGAGGTTGTGCGCCAGTTGCTGGCTTGGGTTGACGTTTAATATTGCTGAACGGGCTCTTGTCGCCTTGTGGCAATTCATTTGTGGTTTTTGCTGGAGGTGTCTTGCCGCCAGCCACAGTAAAGTTGCTCTTGTAAGCGTTCTTTACAACTGCGTGATCATAAGGACCTGTTGCGTAATCCTTCTTGAGAGCTTTTTGTTCAGCATCAGGTGCAGGATATTCAGGATCATCTAACAAGTCTTTGCTTTGATCTTCAATCTTGCGGCTTTCAGCATCAAGACTTTCTTCGTATGGCGTGGCCATCATCACAATACGATTTGGATCCAAGCCTAGTATTTGTGCCAACTGTTTGATTTGTGGCTCAATTGCTGGGTACTTGAATTCCACATCCACAATGTTCATTGACTGGTTGGGAAATGCTGGAAAGTCTGGAATCTGCTTGCGAACTGGAGTGCTCTTGGCATTTGACATTTTGACAATATCAAATTGAGCACACTTGTCTTCGAGCTCTTTAAAAAAGCCTGCGGGCACATCACCCACTACCTTGATACGATAGTTGTATGTACGTTCGCTTTCGGCTAGGTATTTTGCAAATGGTTTCATGTTCAGTATCCTGTTGTATATTTATTCTTTTTGCGTGTTTTGGCCTTTGCCAATTATACGCTCAAGCAAATCATTGCGGCTGAGAACCACTCCGTGTGCTGTTTGTGCGGCGGCTGTGCCATCGGGATCTTTAGAATCTATCACCTGTTGCTGTTGATCCAGGCGCATTTTCTTCATCTGCAGATCAATCATCTTGAGCTTTTTGTCTAGTTTGGCTGTTTTTGCTGTGATAGCATGTCCCAGCATGTTTGATGCCACTGAGAATATTTCGCTGGCAAATCTTGAGTCAACTTGCATGCCCAGATCCATGAGATCTTTATAACTGCCAGTGGCTAAGCCAGCAAGTTCGTCCATTTCTGTATCTGTGGCGTCGAGTCCACGCACAGCAGGCAACGCATTATCGACTTTGTCAATAGCATCATCTAGTGCTTGCAGTGTTTCTCGATTGGCAGGAAGTGTGGGCAGAGCATGGTCTACTTCTTCTTCAGTAGGCGGGAGATCAAACAGTTCTTCGAGTTTACGAGTCATGCCATATTTATGGGGCTAGGCTCGACCGTTGTGAAACATGTCCTGTTCTGTGACCACTCTAAATGTGAGTCCTTGGCGTTGGCACCATTTGGTTGCGGCCTGCCATTTGGCATAGTTGATGGCTACCACAGCTCGATCACGGCTGTTCATTTTGCTCTCAATTACGCTTTGTTTTTTGGGTTTGATTTCGATCAGTTCGGCTCGCATGGTGTTGTTGCGAGTGCGATAAGTGATCAAAAAGTCTGGCACATACACAGTTTGCTTGCCAGTTAGTGGATGTCTGTAGGGTATTTGTACCGCTTCACTGGCCCATTGAAGCACAGCATCATTTGAGTCACAAAAGCGCATGAAGCTGAGTTCCCAACCAGATCTGTATCTTGGCTTGCCTGAGCCCACATACTTGGCAGGGTTTTGAATGTCATAATATCCCTGTGCCCAGCGAGCCATTACTGCACCACGTTTCTGGCTGCATAATAGTTGGGTACCACGGCCACTCCCACGCCTAACAAAGTAGCCCTATTGCGAATGCTGTTGAGATAGTAGGCCATGTTCAAGTTTATACTCATTGAATTGCCAACTCCTCCACCGCTGGTTTGAAAGCTCTGTAACAGTGTCAAGGCCGGGATCTTGGTATCTTCGGCCACTCTGAACAAACTCACAGTAAAGTTATCTGCGGCTTGTTTGGTGGTCATTACTGATCGAAAATAACTGTTGACCACATCATATTCACCCACAGGAATGTCAACATCATAGTCGTAGAAAGTATCAAAAACTCTTACTGTTTGGTCAATTCGGTAGTTGGTGTCATTAATAGTGGACATGATTATCTACCTGTAGTGTTGTTACTGGGACTCTGTGGGCTGGGAAAGTACATGCCACTGGAACGACCAGGAATACTGCGTATGGCGCCTGGGATAGCACCCTGAATACTCTTGACACCTTGTGTGACTGCTTCGCTCTTGGCAATGCTGGCAATATTTTTACCTTTGAAAGTATTGTAGGCTGTGCCAGCTTTTTGCACAGCACCAATAGCACCCAGTAGGCCGCCACTTTGCAAATCTTCCAAGATGCCGCCGCCTGCATCCAACAAGCCGCCTTGTCCAAACACTGTGGCTCTTGACCCAGGTCTTGCGATGGGGCTGGTAGTGGTGTCATAATGTGCTGGGTCAGCAAAGCCTTGCACGTTGGTGTCAGGACGCTGATTACCGATTGCACCAGAATAGTATTTCACTGTTTCGTATGCAATGGTCATGGTGTTTTGCATTGTGCCAGCACCTTCAGCATAAGAGTATTGATCATGATTGAAAGCGGTGATCACTGGATTGATCAACACATATTCAGCAAACTTGTGTTGGTCCATGCCATAGATACGTATGTCACGGAAGAATGGCGGCTTGCCTGATGCTGAACTTGTGCCATCATTGAATGCTTCACCAATGTAACCCCAGTCGTTGACATTGCCCAGTCGTTGGTTTTCGTAAATGTCTCGAGCATTGTAACCAAATCCTGATGCTTTGTTGCCTGACTGACCAAGACTGCCGTTGGTGCTGTTGGGTGCCAGATAGTTTTGGCTGGGATCTTTGTAGTAATAACTGTAGTAGTTGTACCACATGTTGCGTACATTGTCGCCCGAGTCATCATGAAACGTCAGTGTAACTGGTTCATAGTTGATCTTGGTTTGTATCACACGCTTGCGGTTGTACTGATTCATTACCTCGTTGCTAATACTATACTTGGGTAGGTCTACTGTTTTGACCACCACACTGAGATTCTGTGCTTCTTGTGTGCCAATGACTTTTGAAATTGCTGGAATGTCTGTGTTGAGCGTAAAGCTCACATGGAACAGGAACTTGTAGCGTGGCTTGAGTTCAAATGAGTTGGATGTGAAGGCTTTGCTTGCGTGAGTGTAATCACGCATGCTGCTAGTGCCAGTAAAGCCTTGTAAAAATTGTTGCCCAAATGTTGGCATGTTAGGCCACTAAGTGTTAGGCGCCTTGACCGGCACCTGTGACCACATCACCAACTGTTCTGCCAATTGCTGTGCCAACTCCAGTACCGTTAGGTGTCTGGTTGGCGTTATCGTAAGCGATTGTCATGTTAACTGTGACACCTTCGTTGGTACCATAGTTCAATTCGCCGTAGTCTGCGCCTTTTAGGTAACAGCCATACAATTCCCAAGTTTCAAGAACCACAGGAGTTGCAGCACCGTTGCCGCCGTCTAGGATTTCAATCTTGGTCAAGAACTTGTAATCAATACCAGAAGCTGCAGACGCCTGTTCCAGGAAGTCCATTTGTTTCTGTAATTGTTCACCAATCAACTTGCTCACGCTACCGCTTGCATCATCACGCACTGAACAAGCAACGTCTGCCCAAGAGTGACGGCCGGCCAGTTTCAACGTTGAGTTGTAGATTGGCAATGTGATTTCTTCGAATGTCAAGTTAGGACGAGCCACGCTCACAACCTGCTTGGTTAATTCTGTTGTTGGCTTTGAAAGGCCAAAGTTTTCAAACATCACTCTAAAGCGATATTTGAGTTTTGGCATCAACAAACCTTGTACGCTAGAGCTTTGATCGCTAGCTAGTGGTACTGTCATGCGCTGTAATGATGAAACTGCCATTTGTTATCTCCTATGTGTTTATTTACCTGGAAAGGTAGGCGGTCGAAACCGCCCCCTTATTATACTCCAGCGCCTCCAGCGATCTCACCAGTGTTCTTGATACGCAACGGAATGTAGATAAATTCCACCGCTTTCACTGGTTCTATGGCAATATCAACCCACAGTTCGTTGCGATCGATACGTGCTGGCGTGTTGTTGCTCAAGTCGCAAACCACCAAGTAGTCATAGATCGCACGTTTGGCAATCAAGTCAATCATCAAGCTGTTGCATGTGTTAGTGATTTCATTGCGTGTGATTTGATCGTTAGGTTCAAACAAGTACAGTTTACCAATTTCTTCAAGACGTCCACGCAAGAATGCAATCAATCGTGCAACGTTGATACGATCCAGGGCCGTGGTAGTTACGGTCGAAGTCTTGTTACCAAAGTTGGTGATACCAATTCCAGGGATAAACGTGATTGGGTTGATGTTGCGCTCATACAGGATGTCGCGCACACTCTGACTCACGCCAATTTGGTTGAACTCACCTGTTGCAGCATCAATGTAGCCAATTGCGGCGGCATTGTCAATTACACCACGACGTGTACCAGCCGGAGCTAACCATGGATAACTTGCGGCGTCACTGCGCAGGATTGTGCGTACCATCATGTGACTTGGGGGTGCAACAACTGTGTTACCACCAAGGTCTGTAGTTTGGCAACTTGGGTAGAACACACCGCAATAGTTGCTGGTTGCTGAATTACCGTCACCGTTTGGTTGTCCCAGGCCATTGTTGTCTGTAGCAAACGCTACCAGGCTGTTGCCATCTGGTCCAAGACGCATTGGTGTATCGCCTACGACAAACAATGTGTTATTGCGCTCGTTGCTGAGTGCAATCATGTTTGGTGTCAACTCTGGGTAAGCAGGTGTAGCAATAATGTTGAACTGTGTTTGTTCTTCACGTGCTGTGACACTGGTATCAATACCAGATTTCAGTGCTTGAACAATCAACTGACGTTGTGCCAAGCGACCAGACCACATGGCACCGTTGTCTCTATTGCCACTAGCAGTGAGCCAGGTGTTGGTGTTGATCAAGGCCCAGTATGTGCCATCTCCTGGATTCTGATTAGCAGTGGGAGCCAAAATACACACATAGATGCCATTGTTATAGCTCACAAATTCATATACACCATAAGTCACAGTAGATGACCATGCATCAATTGCATAGTCTGTAGCTGTGGTTGTGAAGTAGTTGCTTTGGAAGCTCTTGACATTGTAGCCTGAACGACGTGTGTTAAACAACAACATGCCTTGAGGATACAATGCAGAATCTGGGGCATCTGGATCAAGATAATCGCTATCTAGTAGATCTTGGATGCTTGGCAACGGATCTGCCACAGGATCTGTAGTTCCATTGGGTGCCCAACGTGCGTCGGCAAACAAGATACCATTTTGTGTAACTTGATCTGAGGTGTCAATTTCTACCCATTGATCAAGTCCGCTTACACTTTCCCAACGATATAGCTTGGGATAGTTTTCTAAGTCCGATGTGTCTACCCACAAGTCGCCGTAGACTAAGTCACTCTCAGCTGCGTCTGTTTGTGTGGTAGGTGCTGTGGCTGAAATAATAGGACCAGTAGCATTACACAAGGTCAAATCATAACCACGAACATCATTGGACACCAATTGATATCCTTGCCAGACTCCGTTGTCTTGGATCATAATGTCTACTTCGTCAACTGCACTATAGTACCACAATCTTCCATCTGCAGGATCTTGATCTGGTGCTGTTGGGCTAGATGTGTAGGTAAACAATGGTGTAGTTACAAAATTACTCAATACCAAAAAGGTTGAATTGACTGGACTTTGACGTACCTTGTCTGTGGATGTAGTAAATCCTGCGGTAGTGATAGCAGTTCCTGACACGTTTTGCAAAAATATTGTGCCGCCTTGACTGTGTGTGAACACAATATTACCAGCAGTATTAACACTTGCCGACACATAAGGAACATTAGCAGAACTAACAGCCGTGATAAAATCTGCTACAGTACCTGTACCACCAATAGTAGCGGTTCCAGGGTTTGTGGTAGATTGTCCTGCAGCAGTGGCCACAATATTAAAACTATTGCCTACTGTGAATGATGTTGGTGTTGTGGTTCCTATTACTTCTGTTGCGCCAGTTGCATAACGATTTAGAATTTCAAATGCAAAAGTTGTCAACGGTGTTGTAGAATAGAAAAAAGAATTGTAAATTGCAATACTGGTACCTACAGGAATATTCTTGCCGCCGCCAGTGGGGTCAAGCGCATATATTGCAGGAGTATCACTACTGTATGCCGATACTGTTTGTGACACAAAAGCACCCAGGGTGGCACTATATGACTTAAAGCTCAAATTTAATCCGTTGTTGGCCGTAGAAAGATTTTGCCATACAGATCCGGTTGGACGACCACCATCAGTGTCAGTAGTTCTCCAGCGTGGTTGTTCATAACTGTAAGCTGGTTCATAGTCAGGAGCTGCGTACTCTCCTGCCGCGATAC